GTATTTGACGGAACTGCCATAGCATTTCCCTCCCTTAGTTAAATGTCTATAAAATCCTCCAAGAGCGCAGACGCATCATCAATATGCCCTGTGCCTCGAAGACGCTTCATTTGTTTAGTACGCGCAACTTTGTCAGTGGCTTCCTTGCCTCTAGGTTTACCAGTCCTAATTACTTTAGGTTTGTTTTTGAGTTTCTTGGCCTTTACTTCCTTTTTAGTTGCCTGACCTTCTTCAAAGGCTTTGGCTTCCAAAAGGATTAGTATCGACCTATGGTCTACAAGCTGCGCTATCTCCTCGTTAGAAAAACCTTTAGACTGTGCAAAGCTTCTAAGTTCATTAGAAACCTTACTTCTAAACTTCTGGTTTTCCCATTGTGGTAAGATATTAACTAGCTTGCCATACTCTTCTTGTAGGGTATGTTGGAAGTTAGCCTGATACTCCTGTTGTTGTTTCGCAGTCTCTTCCTGTATGTGGGCTTGAGTTTGCTGCATACGATTTTCGACATCACGATACTCTTCTCGTTTTAAGAGGTACTGATCCTGATCTTCTTCTCGCAATCGTTCCCAATCAACATTTTGGTATTGTTGTAACTGTCCATATTCCATCTGTACCATATTTGCTAAAGCATCAACGTACTGTTGGCGATTAGCTTGAATTTCAGCAATTTCATTACCGTATTGATTTATGGCAACTTCATAATGCTTTCGGTATTCAGCTATCTCTTGAGTTTTTTTGGTGTAATCCTGTTGTCGAGAATATCCTTTAGACAACTCATCAAGGGTAACTTCCACATCTTCGCCATCAACGCGAACTGTATATAGTTCCTCTTTGGGTTGCTCCTCTTCTTCAGGTTCCTCAGATTCTTCTTCAGCCTCCTCCTCTTCGGGTTCAGCTTCTTCTTCCTCTGCGGGTTCCTCATCCAATGATTCGTCTTGAGTTTCCTCTGTGGACTCTACATCTTCAGTCGGGGTTGCTTTCTCAGTTTCTGGAGTTTCCTCTTCAGGTTCCAATAGGCTGAGTAATGCTTCTTGCGCTTCAGTGACACTTCCACCTAGCGCGGGTATTGGCTGTAATCCAGCCGGTGCTTGCGGGGCAGTTTGCGTATCCGCCATGGTTAAATTCCTCTATCAGATATATGGGTGTTGCTTTTCCATCACCTTAGCCATGTGTCCAGTTTCAACTATGGACTTTATATGACCATGGATTCTTTCAAGCAGTCTTATTGCAAGCCAGATAGATTCTCTAGCTTCCAAATCTGTCGAACCACTGTGTGTCCAGCGGTTCATTAAATCTTGTCTTAGTACGTCAAATGACTCGTTCAGCAAAGGGTCATTAATTAAATTTTGTGCTTTACGTTCTCGTTCTTCTGGTGTCATGTTGGTCCTATAGCTACGGCGCGATTCTGTTCACGCTCAAGTTTAAGTTCTTCTACTTTAAGTTGTGCATCAACTGCATTCTTCTGAGCCTCTTGCTCAATCTTCTGCTGTTTAAGCTGAACATCCGCAGCTTTGATTTGCAGTTCCTGCTGTTTTAATTGCATTTCCTGCTGCTCAATCTGTTGCTCTGGTGTAGGTCCGGGTGGTTGTGGTGGTGGCAGAGTAGACGGGTCAGTCAGGAAGTCCTGTACATTCTGGAATCCCATGTTCTTGACCATAGCTGCGCCAATATTGTACATATTCTGTGGATTAGCAATAGGAAGACCACCTTTCATTGCTTCAGATGCAAACTGCATAATAGCCGATAAGTGGGCTAATTGCTGGTCTTTATTGCCATTACCTAAAGCTACACTTACAGTACAGTCGTATTTATCACTCCATGAGTCAGGACGAACAGGAACCCAGTTGTTCCTTAACATGATTACACGCTCTTTATCTTGATTCTTCAGGAGTAGTTCGTATATCCTGTACATCAGTTCCTTTACACCTGTCTCTGCAAAGTTTCTTGCAATCAACTCTACACGACTCTGTGCTGCCGACATTACAGCGTTTACGGCAGTAGCAGTCGTATGAGAGGTTAATGCATTCTCATTCATGCCCTGAGACATCTTAGATACACCTGCTCTGGATTCTCTTATACTGTCAAGATACTCAAGCATCTGGAAGGAATAAGGCTCTAAAGAGGGTGTAGCAAGAGGTGTGACGGCATTAGGTGATTTAACCCTGACTACACCGCCCGGACGCTGGGTAAGCAAATCATCCAAGTTCGCTTGACCCTCCAGTACAGCATAACGTCCATAGTTCTGGTTGTACATATTGTCCATGAGATTACGCATGAGCGTACTCTTCATCAACTGTAAGTCCATCACAAGGTCTGCGACTGACAAGCCAAAGAACTTATGCGGTATCTTTATGGGAGAAAGAGATATAAAAGGTATAGAATCTACTGCATCATTCTGAAGTACCTTGTCACCAACACTACAGACCTTCCTGAGTTCTGTAATACCATCATTATCAAAGTCTGTTCTGAGAAAGGACTCATGTAACCAATAGGTTCTTAACCCATCCTCATCTTCGGTACCAGTGTCTCCCCATCCTTCCCAATACTTTGCAGACTTATCAAACATATATCGTTCAAGTCGTTCTGTGTCGTAACCAGCTAGATCATCATCACCACCGCCTAAATCTTCTGGGTCAAGGTTCTCATCAGGGTACATCTCTCGTAACTCTGATAGAGTTTTAAGAACCCGGTGACATACAAACCTAGAATCCTGTATAGTCTTAGATTCTCTAGCAATAAGGAATTCTGATGGTGGTACGTTCTCTACCCTTATTTTACCAGTATAGCTATTACGTTTGATTACAACATCATGTATCTGAGGTACTTCCATTCCGGGCATCATACCTACAGTAGTAGTCTCCTCCATCGCATTGTACTGTGGATCAGGGTAGGAGGTGTGTTCTATGACTTCTACACTTGGAGACATAATTAAAGTCTCGAACTGTAGCTCTTCTAAGCCATTGTACTCCTCTCTATTCCAGTCCTCATACTCATCCCACCATACTTTGACGATACCATTCTTAGATAAGAGAGCATCAGTAAACCAAGAGTACATAATTTCCCAACCGGGATTATCTTTTGCAAATACATAATTTACATAGTCGGTAGCCTGTTTCGCCATTTCTACGTCTTCGGGACCATGAGGACTAAATTTTACCATTTCATCCCCGGAGGCAAATACTCGCATCAAGGAGGGCTTAATCCATTCAATGGTGTCCTGAACAGTAGAATCAACGTACTGACTCCTACCTTCTACTTCATTACCGAAAGGCAAGCCATAGTAATACTTCATAGCTTGCTCTCGCTGTTTGGAGATAGTATCTCCCATATACCCCAAAGAGATGGTAATTTCACCCCTTATTCTAGATATTAAGTCTTCTTCTGTTATTTTTTTAGATGATGCCATAGTTTTTGTATTCTAAATCCTTTGTCCAAGCCGGGTCTTCACCGGATATTGCAAAACGCTGTGATTGGAAAGCATAACGAGTGGCACTCATAAGGTCATCCCTTATAGGAACTACCTTACCACCCTTCCTGTGGTACATCCTGAATTCTTCCCACCAGTCAGATAAGGTGCTGAAGACTTTAAACTTATCATTCTCCATAGCCTGTATCATTGCCATCAGACCTTCTTCTATACTATTACCGCCTTTGTTCTGCCCTAATGCTGGAGGGTTGGTAAAATGGTCTAGGAGTACGTTACAACCTAGAGCACGATACTGGTCAGCCAAGCCGGGATTACCCATAGAATCTCGTCTATTGCCGTCATGGGGATAAGCAATGGGGATAAAATTAGGTCTGCCCCGTATAGCTTGAGCATGAACTGCGGGTGACGCTTTCGACATTCGATAACAATCATAGACATAAAATACATCCTCATCACGATCAATAGCACCCCAAACTATTGCTGTCGGATGATCCCATCCAAAGTCTATTGCTGCTATTCTAGGCCAGTGATCCTCAATCTGTACAGGATCGGTCATTATCTTATCTTCCATAATGGGGAAGATCAGGCCAGAGCCTATAGATGGCCTACCGTATCGCCTCATCTCTCTCTCATGAGGTGAATAGGAAGACAGTATCTGCTCCATTACTAACTCATTCAAATGACCCGGTTTGCCGCCTTCAGTGTTAATCTTCTCAGATGCGTCATCCCATGTCGCATTGATTAAAGCTTGTCCGGGTTTCAGGTTATTCATGAAAGATGCTACTGTTTCAGTCATACCCGCTTCTGGTGTAAAGGTCATGTAGACCATGCCTTTTCTATCCAGAGTTCTAGTTACAGCCTGTGAATAGATATCTCTGCTTGGTTCCTCGTCCAGCCAGATACAATCCACACTTCTGCCCTGCCATTTCTCAACGCCCATCTCATAGGCTTTGAAGAATAAAGAAGAGTTCCCACCGCTAACGTGCTTGATTAGAGCGACCGATTTGGCGTTAGGGACACCCGGTTTACGTTCAGTCTTTACTATATAGTTTTTCGGTATGGTACCGGAACCAAACGCTTCGGGGTCATCAGGGGAACCCAATAGTTCGAATTGTACAATATCTCTGGTAGTCTCATTGGATACCCCACCGGCCCATGCGACTATAGGTTGACGGTATTCTCTCCCTTTCCACCATTTGGGATACATACCTGTCAGATGATAGGATAACTCCATACTCCCACAGAAGGACTTACCTATACGGTTAGCAGCCATGAGAAGCCTCTGATTGGCTCCTGCACCGCTTTCATGGAACTTGAGTTGGTAGGGGTACGGGTCATACGATTCGACCCTTGTGTATCGCTCCCGCTGCCTTAACTCTCGTTCTAGTGTTAGTTCTCTTTGCGCCTTAGTGAGCTTGTCTACGGAGCGCATCTAGTTCTCGTTGTATTTCTTCTTCACTCATTCTTTCGACTGAGGTTGTTTCAACCCTTTCGATGGGTTTAAGTCCACCCCGGTCAAGGAGGTCTTTGACAGCGCCCAGTCTAACGGATTCAGATTCCGCATTTTCTGCGAGATCAGTGAGGTGATGTAGGGCCACAGGTAGACAATCCCCAATATGTTTGAGTACCTCTTCCTGTATTGGTCCTCTGAGGAGTTTCTTGAGTTCATATCCTTTCTGCTCTGCGGTCTTCTCTGAATACCCCGCAAAAATAGCAGCCCTAGTAGCATTGCCAGTTCTGCTGTAGAATTCAATGAATCTTGATTGTTTGTCAGTCATTAGGCTTTCCTGCGTTTAGCCATCTTCTTAAAGGTTTTAGCAAGAGTCTTAGCTCTGCCAGTACATCCGGGTTTGGTTATAGGTGTACATTTTCCTTTGGTTCCTCTCTTGGCTATAGATTTGTTTACCTGTTGAATCCACTTGGATTTGGCTCTAGCCATTACCAATCAATACCCTTAATACCAGCATCCTCCAACATTCTAGCATTCCGTATCTTCCTACTTCGTTTACTTACAGTATGCTTCCTTTTGCCGCGTCTAGTGTGGGTATACTTATAAGGCATAGCACCAGTACCTAGTTGTTTAATAATCTTATCTAAATCATCCATTAGGGTTTCCTTATGTTTGGTATATACCCCTTCGGTAAGTGGGAAGGATATATATATATTATCTAATTAAAAAAGGGGGACTAGGGGGCCTGACACCTTATAGACTAGCTTCGATTAACTCTTACAGCAACTCCCTCGGTACGGATACTCGCTCGACAGCAAGAAGCCCGTGTGTGTGTGTAAGAGGGAT